CGGTTGTATCTCGCAGCATCAAGTTGAACGGGATCAATCAATTTCTGGCGTATGCGGCGCGGGATGAAGGCACATTCCAAGGATTCCACGAGGAAGCAGAGGGCGGCGAACGGATCGGGCAATTGATCATTGTGGACGAGGCGGCCGCGGTGCGGGACGAAATCATTGGCGCGGCGGAGGACCGGTGTAATCCGACCTGGTTGCTGATCATGGGCAGTCCGTTGGACCCGACTGGCAAGTTTTACAGCATGACGCGGGAACTGAGCGCCTTTTACTCGTGTCATCGGTTGAGCAAGCTGGATTGCACGACGGATAAGACTTGGGCGGGCGGCAAAGGGTGGTTGGATGCGGACGATGTGGCGCGAACGATTGCCAAGAACTGTGGGATTGCGCTGGATGTGGCACAGACCATTGTCCGAACGGGCGAGCATGGCGGCCAGATCAAAGACCCTTTGACGCTTTCCAGCGTATTCGCCGAGTTCGCCAGTTTTGTGGAGAACGCCTTGTTGACGCTGACAGAGTATCAAAAGGCGGAGGATAATCCGCCGAATTATGATCCCCAGCAGGACAAGCATATCTTTTGCGACTTTGCCGGTGGCCGGGCCAAAAACGTGTGTGCGGTGCGGGTCGGGAACAAGGTTTGGATTGAAAAGAAGTGGGTCGAGCCAAACGAGATGACCGCCGTGGGGGAATTTATTCACTTGTTCAAGCGGTTGCAGGGAGAATATGGGTTTACCGGCGAAGAAATCAGCGGGGACGGCGATGGCTTGGGTGGCCCGATGGTGCGGCGGATTCAGGAAATGGGTTGGGCGATCAATGATTTTCACGGCGGCAGCAAGCCCCGGTTCAATGAACGCTATCAGGACGCCTGGACGGAGGCGTGGTGCGAAGGGGCGAACCGGATCAAGCAATGCAGCATCATTCTGCCCAAGGATCAGGAGTTTCGGGGGCAGGCCTTGGCGCGCAAGACGAAGTTTATCAGCAGCGGCAAGTTGAAACTGGAGACAAAGGAGGACATGCGCCGGCGGAACATTCAAAGCCCGGATGAAGCCGATGCGGTATTTGGGTGCATGATGCCCGCCCCGCTGGCGCGGAGTGTGCAGTTTGGGGAAAAGCGGGCGGTGAACTGGCACGAGATTATGGAGGACAACCGGGAAGGAACGCCGACGTATTTCCAATAGGGGTGGGGAAAATAGGGGTTGAGCAATGGGGTCGAGTCAGGGAAATCTGTGAGTGCGAGTGAAAGAACTTTATGAATCAGCGCACAGCATCCTGACGGGCCGGAGCGTTTGGGAGAACAAGCAACGATTGTTTTACCAGATGCGGCATGACGGGATTCGCCGGCAAAAGAAGCCATTTCCCGGCGCGGCCGACGGCCATTATCCGATGGTGGACATGGCCATCCGCAAAGCCAAACCGTTTTGGATGGGCCAGGTGACGAGCGGGGACAAGTTGGCGGTGTTCACCAGCCTCAAACCCAATGATCTTTCCAGTTTCTCGGACAGTGCCGCGGACTACTTCGATTTCATTCTGACCCAGAAAAGCCAATTCCTGCGCAAGTTGCGGGTGGCGGTGGATCACATGTTGTTGCGCGGTCGGGGCATCATCAAGGTGACGGTCAATCCGCTGGATGATTACAGCCTGCAAATCGAGGCGATCAATCCCATGTTCATCCTGATGCCGCAGATGGCGGATGATTTCCCGGATGCGGACGAATGGGTTCATGTGAAGCATTTGAGCGTGGCGGCCTATAAACGGCTGGATGCGCGCTACGATACCAGCCCGGAAACGGTGGCCAAGATTCGGGGCAGTGAGAACTTCGAGAACTTCAGCACGATCACCGAGGAAAAGCGCACGCGCGAAGGCATTACCCACACGACCGATCCCGAGAATATCATTCTCTGGGAGCACTGGAAACGCACGGTAAGCGGGTGGCGAATTTTCACATACAGTCCGCACGCGCCAGAAATTGCGTTGCGCAAGCCACATGGTTGCCCGTGGAAGGTGCAGGGGAAACCCAGTTGCCCATTCTTCAGCTTTCCGATGGAAGTGAAGGATGAAGGTTGGTACAGCCCGCGCGGCTTGGGGGAATTGCTGGCATCGGTGGAGCAGTATTTGACCAAACTGTGGAACGAGAAGGCGGACGCGATGACGTTTGCCAATCGCCCGCTTTATACCGGCGAGAAAGAGATTTTGAACCCGGCCAATTATCGCTGGGCGCCGGGGGAATACATTCCCGGGAACATCCGCGGAGTGCAACAGGGGCAACCGCCGTTCAGTTTTGACCAGGAAATCATGTTTGCGCGGAGCATTGGCGAGCTTCAGGCGCAGACGCCGGACTTTGGCATCACGCAGGAAGGGGCGGGGCAGGGCGGCGGCAAGGCGCGGACGGCCGCGGAGAACTATCGGATTGCGGCCTTGACGCAGGCGGGGACGAATGACAACGCCGTGGTGTTCCGGGAAAAGCTGGCGGAAGTGTATCGCCACATTTGGGGTTTGATCCTGCAATTCAAGCCAAAGGATTTCACCTATTTTGCCGCGGGCGAAGTAGGGACGTTACCCGAACAGGCGTTACACGATGCGTATTTGATTGCGCCGGACGGCTCGCCGGACGGCTGGAATCGGCAGCAACGCTTTCAAAAGGCGGTGGCCTTGATGCAGGTATTTACAGGCAACCCGAATGTGAACCCGGAAGTCTTAACGCGGAATGCGTTGGCGGCCGAGGATGGGCGGTTGGCGCAACAGGCGTTTGTGCCGTCCAATTTGAAAGGAGCGATCGAGGCGGAGGATGAAGCGCACGAGATTGCAATTCTGAAGGAAGGTTTCCCCGCGGTGGTGACACCGGGAGAAGATCATGCCACGCGGATCAAAATGTTGTTGGGCTGGCTGCAAAAGCAGCAACAGACCGGCGCGCCCCTCGACCCGATTGCGCGGCAACGGATTCAGGAGCATCTGGCGGTTCACTACCAGTATTTGCAGAAGACGAACCCGGCGGGCGCGCGGCAATTGGCGCAGACCGTCCAACAGCAGGAACAACCGCAACCCAACAATGTGGCGCAAATGCCGGCCGCGGGTGGTCCGCCCGTGCAGACCACGCCCGACCAAGTAGGAGCACTATGAGTAAGTTTATCACCCGGATACCCGTGGATTTCGCCATTGTGGCGCAAGGCGTGCCCAAGAACACGTTCATCCATTCCGCGCAATTGAGCGAGGATCGGCAGGCGGTGGAAGTGATTTGGGACAATCCCGCCTTTGAAAGCCCCGTGCAAGGTCCGTGGCCGTTCCCGATCGAGGACATTCGGAACGGGACATTGCCGGAGCGGGTGACGTTGGCGGACTGGGTGACGCAAGCCAAGCCGGAACAAGTGCCCGCGGCGGAAGTGCCCGCAGTGGAAGAAACTGGCGGGGTGGGGAATAAAGCGGGTGTTCCGCCGGGGCGAAAGCGTAATAGATAACTCTGATGATGCTGAGGTTGTGGCAGTGGTTGAAACGGTGGGGGGCGCAGCCGGAAACGGTTGCGCCTGCCGTTCCGTCATTGTTGCCACTGCCGCACGCGCCGGAATGGCAGCTGCAGAATCAAGCCGAATGGATTTCCTTTCTGGCAACGCCGACCGGGATGATTTTGCGGCAACGGCTGTATGCGGCGGCGGCGGAGAACGCGCGGAACGGCGCGACCGATGCGATGCACAGTGCGCACAGCGCGGGGCGATCGACCGGGTTTTATGATGCGATCCTGTGGCTGGAAAGCCAGGCGCGCATTGAGTTCGAGCAGCAAATTCCAATTTCCGGGGCATCCAGCGAACTGGGTGCAACATCCGCGCAGGAGCACCAGGGTGATGCTCTGCTACGCGAATTATATTCACCCTAAGAGAGATACCAGGCATGACCGATATTTCGGAATTAAACGGAGTGGACGACGCCATGAAAGTCTTGGACGCCTTGGAGGCGGAGCGAGGCCCGGCGGCGGCGGACACTGCGGACAGCGCGAATCCCGAGCAGCGCGCGGCTCAACCGGAGGCAAGTGATGCCGAGGCTCAACTAAACACTTTAACCGACACACCAGCGGCGGCAGACCCGGCGGCAACGCCGGAGCCGACCACCGCAACACAGAAGCCGGATGCGACAGATGAAACTCAAGCCAAGCCCGTAACGCGGGATGAAAAGGGCAAGTTTGCCCGGGAAAAACAACGCCGCGATGACAGTTGGAAGGCGTTGAACGCGGAAAAAGCCGCGTGGGCCGAGGAACAGGCGCGATTCAAGGCGGAGCGGGAGGCATGGCAGCGCGAGCGGGAAGCTGCGGCGCAGGAAAACCAAGTCACCCCCGAACGCTATGAAGCCTATGGGCAACAGATGCAGGCGCAGGCCGATCATTTGTTGGCCGAGGCGGATCGGCTGGAAGCTGCGGGGAAGTTCGATGAGGCGGAAGCCAAGCGCGAAGATGCCCGGGATGCCGTGGCGGACGTGCGCAAGGCGAAGAAAGCCGCGGCGGATTTGCGGGCGAACCCGCCGGCCAGCCTCCAGCAACGCAATGAACAAGTGCAGGCGCAGAAACGCGAATGGACTTTGAAGGCGGCGCAGGATTTCCCGGACTTGGCGAAGGATGGCAGTGAGTTTCAAAAAGCGGTGGCGAACAATTTGGCGGAGCTTGCGAGCCAAGCCCCGACGATGGCGCGCGATCCGCGGAGCATCTATTTTGTGACCAAGCTGGTGGCTGCTGAGGCTGCTGCCGCTGGTGTGCCGGAATTGAAGAAGAAGTTGAGCCAGACAGAGGCAAGGGTTAAGGAGTTGGAAGCCCTGACTGGTCCGACGCCGCCGGGTAATCCCGGGCCGGCAGGTGGCGAAATCCCGTTTGAACAACGTTCCCGCGAGGAACAGTTTGCCGAACTGGAACGCCTGGCCACAGGGATGCCGCTCCGGTAACGCCCTTGCCATGACAAGATCATGGCAAATACAATCGCAATCTTCAATCAAGGCGGGACGCCAGCACCGGCGGACTTCGCCAATCGGTTACAGACGTTTTTCAACAAGGATTTGTTGGAATCCCTCAAGTTCGAGTTGGTTTTGGCCACTTACGGCATGAAATCCAGCTATCCGGCGCATGGGGACACCATCCGCTTTTTCCGCGCCCGCAAAGCCAACACCGATGGGTTGTTGGGTTTGAGCGCGGCAGAATCCGCCGGGCCGGGCCGGGCGGGCAGCGCCGTAGCGTTGACGGAAGGCACGACCCCCACGCGGATGACGGACGTGGGGGTGGGCTACGTGGACGTGCAACTCAAACAGCGCGGCCAGATCAGCAGCATGTCCGACATCGCGCAGGCGATCGACTTGCTGAACATGGTGAAGCTGCACAGCAAGACACTGGGCGAGGATGCGGCGTTGGGACTGGACGGCATTGTGCGGCAGGCATTGATTGCCGGCCTGACCAATACCGATACCACCTACGGCGCGAAGCATCCGTTCGAGCGGTATCCGTATATCACGCTGACCAACGACAGTTCGGATGATTATGACACGTTCAAGGTGACGGCCAACGCCAGCACCAGCAACGGCAAGATCACCCGGGCGGTGCATCTGGGTTGCATCACGCAGTTGCGCGCGGCCAATGTGCCGACCATCGGCGGGAAATATGTGGCGGTGACGCCGCCGCAGGTCATGCACGACTTGCGCCAGGATACAACTTGGGTCAGTGCGGCCACACAGGTGGATACCAGCAACCTCTACAAGCGCGGCCAGATTGCGCTGGACGGGGCGGTGTTTGTGGGGGCCGACAATGCGAGCATCGAGGGGGACACCTACGGCACGCAGTTGGGCACGACCCCGATCACCAGCACGAACACCCCGGTTTACTCCACGTTCTATCTCGGGCGCGATGCGTTCGGGTGCGTGGAACTGACCGACAAACGCGCGGGCGCGAGCATGATGGGCCCGAAACTCATCGTGAACGCCACGCCGGACAAGGCCGATCCGCTCAACCTCAAGACGGTGTTGGGTTGGAAGGCATTCTTCGGCTGCAAAGCGTTGCACACGTCGGAAACCTCCGATGTGCCGCATTACCTGCAACTGCGCACCAAGAGCACGTTCTAAGCGAGTTGAAGCACCGTCCGGCGGGGATCACTCCCCGCCGGACTCCTTGACCCAACAAATTTGATTGAAAGACAAAGGAACACCATGAATGCGAATATGCCGCCGACTGATGGCGATTTTGCCGTAAATGCGGGCGCGAGCGCCCCGCCGGAACTGGCGCTGATGGCCGGCCCGAACGAGCAGGCCATCCCCTTGGCCGCGCTGCAACAACCCGATGAAACCGAGCAATTGGTAACGCCGGAAGTGGGGGACATGGTGACGTACACGGTGGAAGGCAAGATTTCCCGGATCGAAGGCGACCGCGCTTTTGTGACGGTGGAAAGCGCCAACGGGCAGCCAGTGGCGGAGGAACAACCAGAGAATCCGGCGGATGACGCCGGAGGATTGGCGGCTTTGGAAGCTGAAGCACAAGGAATGGCATGAACATCCCAACCAAGAAAATTCCCAACGGCAGCGGCGGCGGCCTGGTGGCGAGCCGGGTAATCAGCACGACCCCGATCAAACTGCTGAGTTTGATTGTGTTGAACACCGGGGGCGCGCAATACATCCAGCTTTTTGAAACAACGACCGTTCCGGCGGATAGTGCGGTGCCAGTGATCCCCGCGGTGTATGTGGGGGCCAACTCCACGGTCCAATTTGATTTCGGCGTGTTCGGCATTGATTTCGATGCCTTGTGCGTGTGCAACAGCAGCACGGCCGAAACCAAGACGATTGGCAGTGCCAACTGCGCGATCACCGCAATTGCCCGGGGATAACGCCATGAGAATCATTCTTGCAATCCTGATCTGGGCCGCGGCGGCCAGCTTTGCGCCCGCGGCCATCACAGTGACGCCCGGGGGCGGGGGCGGGGTCATCACGACGAATGAGTTTGATGGGTCGGCCATCACCAGCGGCACGGTGGCGGATGCACGCATTGCCTCGACGATTGCGCGGGACTCGGAAGTTCCGGCGATTATGGCGACGAATATCGCCGCCGCCTCCACCAATGCTCAATATGCCGCCTACTCTAATTTTAGACTGAATCTGCAAACCAATCCACCAAGTCGCCTCATAATGGATGATGACGGCGAAGATATTGACGGGCTGATTCAGCACGCGGCGATGCTGAAATTGATGGACTATGGGGAGGTCGAACTGCTGGCGATTACGAAGGCGAACACGAATGAGTTTTCGGTGGGTGCGGTTGAAGTGGTGAATCGATTTTACGGCTACGGCAACATCCCGATTGGCGTGCGCCGGGATGGCATCAGCTACTCGCACACGATGTCTTGGGAAACCAACATTGTTCGCTACAACACGAATCTTTGCACCTATCTTTACAACTCCAATGCGCCAAACGCTGTGGTGTTGATGCGGAAGATTTTGGCGAACTCTCCGGACAACTCCGTTGATTTCCTCGTGGGCGGGCAATCGTTCAACATCTATGCGCTGTTTAATTCGACAGGCGACAGCATCAGCAGCAAGACGGGCGCGGAATTGATCTTTACCAAGGCGCGGGACTTTTACGTCATCGCGGGTGATTACCCGAGCGGCGTTGGCGATCACAATTTTGCTACTTCGCCGAGCACGGCGCAGGTTTGGCACTGGATCGGCACCACCAACAGCGCCAACCGAGTGATCTACGTCACCATCTCGCTCGGCACAGGCACGGCCACGGGAGGCAACTATGTGAATCGTCCGCCGTATGACCCGCTTTATCAGGCTGCCACAAATTATATTCAGGCTATCGGTGGTTCATTGCCCCGGCCCGCGTGGGGTTCACAAGGAGTGCTCGCGGCAGTGCGTGGCACAAATCAATTCTTTGCCGGAAAGCGTGTCTTCAGCTTCTCCGCCGCAGGCACGAACAACATCAACTCAGGGAACGGGAACAACACGTTCTACACTGGCAGCGGCAATCAATTCTATCTGACTTCCACGCTGACAAC